TGTTTGCTGTTCCGTTAATCAAGAACAGAGTTCCAGACTGAGCGGCAGTTAGAGTTTGTGTCAAAGCACCTGCGGCGTTAAAGTCAGTGTTAATAGACTTTTTGCCAGTGATAGACTGAGTGACGGCGAGAGTTCCACCAACACTAGCATTATTGCTATAGGTAGAATTAGTTGTTACAGCACCTGTATCGCTGTTTTTAGAAATATCTGAAAAACCATTTTCGGAGCGAACTGCTCCAGTATAAGTTGTAGTACCCATGAGAATCTCCTGTCTTGGGTTAGTCTGCTGTTAAGCAGTCAGGGATAGTTAATAATAACGTGTTAAAAATAAAAAAGGGGGTTTTTACACCCCCTTCTTGTTTAGCTACTTAGCTTGATCCCGGAGAACCATAAATGCCAAGTGGATCGGATACACCGAACGAGTAACGCTCACGAGCTTTATAGCGAACATTACCAGTATCAAAGTCTCCATCCATACTAGTTTCAAGAGAAGTACGCTCAAAATGCTTCATTCCGTTAGGAATATCAGTAAGGATAAAGAAAGCATTGCTGTCAGTCAGATAGTGATTGACTGCATAGCCTTCTGGAATAGCACCCATATTACGGATAGCATTTATGTCGTTATCAGCAGTTGAAACACGTTGGTTAGTTTCTAGCAAACGATCTGCTGTAAACATCAACGCAGGTGGAACGATCAAACGAGTAGGACGAGCCGCAATAAGCAGGCCGCGCTCATCAGTGTATCCTGCAATAGTAATAATTGCATTCTCCAAAGATGTTTCGTTTAAGTCAGCCGCAGTTGCAGGACGGTTGCTGTTAAAGCCACCACCTACAGTTGGGTGACCGCCACCACCAGTAATACCATCGCTAACAGCAGTGAACAGGTTTACACCGTCACCAGACTGAAACGAATTAGTAAAACCGTTGTTTAGAGGATTAGCCGCTTTAACCTGCTTAGTGTAAGCCATACCGCGAGCAAGACCTTTGGTGTAACGAGCAGATAACGAATCATACAAGTTATCTTCCATAGCCTCTTCGGTAATAGCAAAACCCATAGCAATAGTTTCGTGGTTGTAGCGAGCAGAGAAAGACTCTTGTGCTGAATCATAAGAGATTGCAGAACCTTCGTTTTTAACTGGAGCCGCTCCAAAACCACTTAACTTGGTTTCCTCTTCAAATGAACGATCAGAACTCTCTGTATCATAAATAAGAGTATGCTCGTCATCATATTTTTCATACTCAAGGCCAAACAGGGCGTTAAGACCCGGAAGTAGCTCTTTAAGCATTTGTGCGCGTGAAATAGCCATTTGTTATATCTCCTTAAACGCCAGTTGAGTTGCGGTACGCATGATCGCCTGCATTATAAATGCAAAGAACATCAGTAAACGCATCACCGACTGAGCTAGTTGGCCCGTCTACAAATTCAACAATTCGTAGTGGGAGTGTGGCTGTTGTTGCGGCTGTACTAGCATCAAGCGCATTTTTACTGCGTCCAAAATCAATACTTCCGGCAGTCTGAACAGCACCTGCATTCAAAAACATAGTTGTTTGAGCAAGTGTAGCATCAGCCTGAATCTTAAACACAAGATCAGGGTCATCAACAACATAAGCCGAGATATCATCTGCCGCTGTACTAGCAGGGTAGAACTGGCTAAAGGTTAATTGCTTTGATGTTGGGTCAGTGTAAGAACAACCAACAAAAATTCCAATTGGAGTTAATGTTGCAGTTCCTGCGTCTAACTCAACGCCTCCTGCGGCGACTGGTTTTACGAAGTCACCATAAAAAATTGCAGTTCCATAGTTGTTAGCAATCTTCATGTGCCGAACTTTTCCCGAATAAGAGCCGCTCGCACTAAGAGTGTTAACTGGTTCTGCGCCGTTTGGGGTAGCAGTGGTAGCCATTATAGGCCTCCTTAAATAACAAAGTTAATCTTAGTTTAAGGAACTTACCCCAGTATTAGGGTTAGTTCCTTCCAAAAGTTGTCCTAGTGCTACGCTCTGGTTGTAACAGAGGCATTCTAGGATCATTCTCGCGTAAGTAGTTGTTGTCAACTGACTGCATCTGATTATCAGCGGCTTTCTGGAAATGTTTAGTTCTAGAATCCATCTTTTCCTTACTCGCTTTACATAATAATAATCCGCCAACTTCGATGTTACCCTTAAATTGCGAGTTAATATCTGACGTTAATAAAAGTTCAGGGTGGTCTTCAGCCTTACAAGGCTCCCAACCTTCTCTAAACATTCTAGAAACATGAGTATTATCTGACTCTCCAAGAGTACTTGTCCTAACCCATCTAAATACATAACCTTCCTGTGGAGTCGGGTCGGGTAAAATAGATGCGGGTGTCCATGTATCATCAGGACGAGTATCTTCTTTGCGTGAACTGTTTTCTCTGGGTTTGCGCTCTTCAGTCATTTCAGGTTCTCCTTTGCGAGTTGTCTGGCGTACTGTTCTGGGGTAATCCCTAATTTCCTAGCGAGAGAAACTTGGGTGGACGTTAACTGCACTTTGCGCGGTTTTGCTCCATTATTCCTATTGGATGAAGCCACTACCGTGGAGCGTTGATTAGCAGTCGCAGGCGCGGTACGTCCATTAGTATCGCTAGTATCCTGCCAATCAAATTTTGGGTACGACTCTCTCATACCTTTATCTATAAAGTCAAAGTATTCAAGAGTGTTAGGTTTAATTCCACTGTCAACAATAGCTTCTTCGTGCAACCCATAAGCTGTTGCAGTCATTCTTTTGCTGTCAGGAGACATAAACCATTTGTTCTTATCAGCCCATTCCTTAGCCTCTGGATCAACTGTAGGAGCTTGAGGTGCTTGAGGAGCAGGTTGTTGAGGCGTTTGCGCCCTATACTGTTGGTTGTACTGCGCTTGTTGCGCTAACTGAGCTTGATGATTATTAATGTTCTTTTCATATTTGTCAGCTTCAGCTAACTCAGCTTGAGCATTATACAAAGCTTCCTGAGAGTTAACGACAGTATCGGTATCACCTTCTTCATAAGCTTTTTTGTAAACAGCTTTAGCGTTTTCAAGCGTCATTTGCGCTTTTGCTTTTATCTGTCCTACTAAAGCAGACTCACCTCGCTGAATAATTGATTCGTATTCTTGATTCTTATTGTTAAGAGTCTGAGTAACACGAACTGCCTCATCGCGCATTCTTTCAGCGGCTTCTCTTTGCCGCCTTTCTTCATTTTGTTCATAACGCAATTTGTTTATGCGCTTTTGAACCTTATCACTATAACCTGAAAGCTCTTCCTCATCAGACGTTTCAGTTGTTTCAGAAGCTTCTGCTTTTGCAGGCCTGCGGTCATCAACAGGTCTGTCATCAACAACTTCTAACTCTATGTCAGACTCAGCTTCCAGATCAGAAGATTTATCTTTTTCTCTTTTGACAATCTTTGTTTTTACGCCAAAAAATTTATCTTCTAAACTTGCCTCTACGGGAGGTTGCTGTTCGTTCTCTTCCACTTCATTTAATTCACTCATACTTTACCTATGCCTCTTGGGTCTTGGACTACAGCTTCAACGCTGTCATCGTTAATTAAGCGAAACTCTTTCCCATGCACTTTAAAGCGAGTGCCTGAGTAAGATCGCATAACAATCCAGTCGCCTTCTTTACAGAAAGCTCCCGATGGGAATCGTTGAGGATCAGAGTAAGAGTCTGGGCCAAGTTCTAGCACCATCCCTACAATTGAACCCACTTCTTCTTCTTGCAACGATTTGGCAGATTTAATAATTCCGCCCTCGGTTTTTTCATCTGGGTCAGGTAAAGCAATCAATATTTTATACCCTTTCGGGCTAGGCAATTGACTGGCCTTTTCTCCTTTTTCATCTTTCTTTGCTAATGATTCACTCATTAGATACTACCTTATGCACTGGAAAAAAGCGTCCAGAGTCGCTGTGCATCGCCTTGTGCGATGAATTACTCGGCTTCTAACTTACTTTTTAAGTCTAAAAGCTCTCTTTCTGCAAGGGCTAAACCCTCTATGATTCCGCAACACTTTGCGTACTCATTATAATCTTTACATGCGCCACCAGAAATGTGATCGCTCATGTCGTTCATCTGTCCTCTTAGCTTATCTCTAAGATACTCAAATGAATTGTTTGCCGATCTACTCATTAGTCATAGACTCTACGATTTCTCGACCTATCTTAAATCCTTCAATTTGATCTTTAGATGCAATCCTTCTGGACTCTAACTGCTCTCTAACATTATCTTCGGCAATCTTAACGGCCAACTTAGCTTTTTCAATCTCAGCTTGTTGATCAAGCTTCTGCTTATCAAATTCTGCTTTAGACTGAGCCTTAGCCGTTTCAAGTTGCATTTTAGCCTGATCAAGTTCTGCTTTAGCTTGTGCTTGCATCTCCTTGATTTGCAACTCTTTCTGCGCCATCTGAACAATAGGGTCTTGCTGTTGCTCTTGGGCTTCTTGTTGCTGTTGCTCTTGTTGATTTTTGTTTTTAAGCTGTTCTGCCGCAGGTGCCACCAGTCTGGATATTCTAAGTTCAATATCTTCTGGTAGTTCTTCACCTTCTGGTGGAAGCTCAACACCAAGTTCTTTCTCAACTTGTTGGCGATAAAGAAATGCAAGGTGATCCTGTATATGGGATGCCATAGATGATTGCATTACTTGAGCGTTTGGACTCTTACCTGCAAGCTCTTGAATCTTAGGGTCTTCCATAAAGGCCATGTGCGTTTTAATGTGCGCCTCATGATCTTGGTATATAAAAGGCTTAACAGGATCGCCTCTAAGAATATTCATATTCTCACTAACAGGGTCTGTTGGCTTTTGCTCATCTTCTTTTGGAATTATCTTATCTGCATCGCGGATGTTAAGAACCTCAAGCATCTGCCTGTGTAGCAAAGGAAGATCATACATCTCTGGATTTTGCTGAGATAACTGCAATGCGGCCTGATATTGCATGATTCTTTGGGCCATAGTGCCTGAATTGGGGTCACTAACGGCAATAACGTCCACTCTGCCATCAAAGTCTTCAGCAACTACAGCGTCTTCTTCAGACGAATATGGGTACTCTGTAGGGCCAAAATCGTACACAATCTTCGATAATAGGCGTAATTCCTTCCGCATTGAGGCATGTAATCGTGCTTGAACCGCACTCATAACCTTCATGGATCGCTCTAGAATTGCAAGCGTAGTTCCCACAGGAGCTTCAGAATTCATGTCTGCCGCTTTTACGTCTGCGGCTGATGCAAACCTACGGCCTTCCTCTACAATGTCTCCCATAAGCTGATACAGGACGTTACTTGGCTCTTTATAGGGTAAAAAACTAATATTATCGCGTATTGAACCGCCCGGAACGTCAACATCTCTAAATTCTCCCGGCATTATCGGCGTATCATCACCTTTAATCCGTAATCCTCTAGATTTTAAGCCTCCCGGAAGGTTACTCAGCGTTCCTGCATCAACTAATTGACGCAAGAGAGAGGTTGCAGACTTAGCAAGCCCACCAATCATGTGAATCAAGCCAAATCCGTAAAAACCAAGTCCGGGCATGTACTGATAATGAACAAAATGCTCGCGCTTCATGCGATTTTCGTCATCTTCGTAGTAGTTTCTGCGTATAGACAGGATTTTTCGTGAGCTTAGGTCAATACTAACAACATAAGGAAGCTGTATTCCGCTTTCCTCACCATCAATCATGTCTTCAAAGCCAACCAGATCAAGGTCAATCTGCATTTCTAGGATGGTATGACGAGAATCGTTGTCATATCCGTGGGAATTACCTGTTAACTCGTTATATTTACTTTCAATCTCATCAGTGTTGTCGCTAGGGTTACCTAACTCTACGTCTGAGTAGAAGCCAGATACCTGTAGCTTCCTTACTTCATTGCTTGTTCGCTTCATGATGTGAGTTGCACGTTCACAAGTCACTAAGTCAGAGGCTCCATAGCTGACAACAAAGTCCTCAGCAGGTACAAACATACTGCAAGGGCGACCCATGTTAGGGTCAAAGTAAACTTTTCTAAAGGCAGAGCCTGCTAGAGGCAATGAAAACAACAGTCTTTCTGTTTCTGCTCTGTACTCAGTCATCTTCTCAGTGACTAAGTAGTTTAAATAATCTTGAACTCTTCCTGCTTGTCTTTCTTTTTCTTTATCTACAATACCGACTATAGCCGTTTTGACTGGGCCTCCCGCAGGAAACAGTTCTTGTATGGATTGAGACTGAAACTTAATAACAGATTCGGTCAGTAGCGGGTGAAATACGCCACATGCACCATCCCAAGGGGTTGTTCTATCTTCGTGCTTAAGTCCTAGAAGGTCTAAACCCTCTATATAGGTTCTTTCCCAATCAGATCGGCTTTCCTTATCTGACTTAAATGCGCCAATAAGATCGTTTGCAATTGAAGAAAGCTCTTTGTCTTCAATGTATTCAGCTAAGTTATCATCAAACGGCACTTCATCCATAGAGTTGCCATCTTCAAAGTCAAATATTAGCCCACCGTCAGGTGTTTCAACCGAAACAGAGTCAGGATTGACTATTTCAATCTCTAAAGCACCATTAGCTTCTTCAGCAGTAAGCTCTTCAGGTGTAACCAACGGCTTTTCAATCGCCATTTATCCGTTCTTCCCGAACTTTTGCGGTCTTGCCGCACCACTTCCGCGAGCTACAGTGGTTTTACCACCTGCTTTATAAGATTTAACGCGGTTAATTTTGTCATCATCCATGTGTATTTTACCGCCACCCATGTATGAACTTGATTTTTTCTTTGTGCCTTTCATTGAAAACTCCAATTATTCACTAGCTAGTCTAAAGAATTTTTCTGCGCCAATATTGTTAATATTAAAATTTTCCCAAGCAAGTTCTCCGCTGTAGGACACATAAATGCTGTATTTATCGTCCTCTAGTGTAACATAACTAGAGTTTGTTAAATCATTGTTAACAACATAACCTTTATCCATAAAGGTTTTAACCATATCATTAGTTTTTGCCATAAAAACGCTTCTCCCACTCTTTGTGCCTCTTAATTGGTATCTTAAAATAAGGAAGCAACTTTGCGCTTTTTATTATTAACCAATTAAACCAAGACAGCCATAAAGGGAGAGGCCTCATATAGTCTAAAAACAATACTACTCTATTACTGCTTGTTTCATTAACTGCAATATGTTCATAAGTATCATCAAATACTACACACTTGCCTTCTTCCCAGATGTATGGAATACCATTGACTACAAGTGTACACCCATTTCCGTCTTTAGGCACAATCAGAGCCAAATGAATGCGGATAATTCCACACCACGGCCCTTCATGCGGCATTAACATCTTGTTTGGCCCAAGAACAGAGAAATACGCTGAAACAATTTGCTTATCTCTGTCTAGAATTTCCATTGTCTTCGGACATTCCTGACAATTTCTGTCAAACCTTACAGTGCCTGCCTTTAGGAAAAACATTTTCCACTTGTCATCATTAGAAATGTACACCTGATCAGGGCTTATATCCTGAAAAGGGGTAAAATCATCTATTCTTTTCATTATATGGTCTAATTCAGACCGTATAGTTTTAAAATTCTTTTCTAATTCTTCTGTTACAGGGAATTGATTGTTCTTAAAGTAAACTTTATCGCCTGCTTTTGAGAACTTTCTAAATAATGGCCTTAATAGCTGATCAAGTCTCCACGGACTAATCTCTAGGTTATCCATTAGTAATAAGCCGCTCGCCTATTTGTTTCTAGAGGAGTGTCTTCTTCATCAGAGGTTAACCTTAAGAACCCGCCTTGTCTAAAGCGCAGTAACGCTTGAGTCGATGAATCCACAAGGTCATCATGTTCTCCTGCGGGGAAAGCGGCAAACTCTTCAACCACTTCCTCTGCAAACCTTCTCTCTGGTCGCCATATGATACCTGACGCAAATAGGTCAGAAACAGCGTTTACCCTTGATATCTTGTCATTGCCCCTAGAGGGGGTGTAGTCAGACACTGGAATCCCCATTGCCCTTAGCTCAAAGATAAGGGGTGTTCCTGCGGCTTTTGCTTCAATGATGCAAGCATCGGGTTGCCATTCGATATAGAACTCTTGGGCTTTCTTTTTAAGCTCAGGAAACTCTAATCGTTCTTTAAAGGCATCTAGCAATATTATGTTAGCTACAGTCTTACCGTCATCATCAGGTGCGTAAAATACGCCCCAAGTAGTACACGCTGAGTAGTCAGCCCTTTGTGTCTTAAGAAATGCGGTATCCCAAGACTGTATTATAAACTCACAAGGCGGTGGCGAGTCTCGCTCCCATATCTTCCACCAGTTACGTTTAACTAGCGCACCCTCCTCAGAGGTAGGGTTTTGTTGATACTGGGCGTTCCATTTAGAAGAAGGAAGCTCTTCTCTTAGTGCTACCAGTTCCTTCATAGGCCAGAACTCAGGCCATAAAGGTTTTTCTGAGGGCATGATTGCAGGAAACTCAATCACTTCCCATTCGTCAGTCCCTGTGCGTTGTACAGATGACTTTATAATCTGTCCTGTTAGGTCTCGTTTATGCCAACGAGTCATAACAATAATAATCGCGCCTCCCGGTTGAAGTCGCTGTCGAGGGCCAGATGTGTACCATTCATAGGCTTTGTCAAAAACGGAGGGGTCACCCGATTGACCTTCTTGCTCGGAGTGCGGATCATCAATGATCAGAAGGTCTGCGCCTTTACCTGTTACAGCACCACCAACACCGATAGCAAAGTATTCGCCACCTGCACTGGTACTCCATCGCCCTGCGGCTTTAGAGTCAGCCCTCAACCCGACAGAGGGGAAAAGAGATTTGTAGTCTTCGCTGTCTACTAGGTTACGCACCTTTCGACCAAAACCTACTGATAATTCAGCAGTGTGAGCGGTTTGAATAACTTTTTTATTTGGATACTTACCTAAGAACCATGAAGGTAATAGATAAGATGCAAATTCTGATTTAGTGTGACGAGGAGGCATGTTAATAATTAACCGCTTCAACTCACCACTAGCAACACGTTCAAAGGCGTTTGCCATGATCTTGTGGTGCCTGCCCTCAATAAAGGCAGGCCAAACCTTATTGCAGAACCCCATGAAGCTATTCCTTGCTTTCTCCTTGGATTCTGCTTCTTCTAGCTCTTCTAATAAGACTAGAACCTCTTTCTGCTGTTCTAGCGGCAGATTAGGGATTTGTTTTAAAAGCTCTGGATCAACCTTATCCGCAACGGACATACAATTCCTTATGCTTTCTTTTTCTTAACAGCCGCTTTCTTTTTAGCAGGAGCCTTCTTCTTCTTAGGCACATACGCTTCGTTAACATCTGGAGTGGCAGGATCATCCGCTACAAAATGCCCAGTGTTGCTTCGCGCTCTCTCCATCTCTACGGGTTTAGCTACGCCCATCTCAGACAGTTTAGCTTCAGCAACATCCTTACGCATAACATCATGCTCAACGATGTCAAAAGAACCATCCTCAAGCTCGTAGCCTATCTGATAAACACCTTCTCCATCAGCGAATGTACCATTCTGTAGAATCTTTAATGTGGACATGCAACCCTCCTTACATCATCTTACAGGCTTTACCACCACGGGCCATCCCGTAGCCACGAATCTTTCCTGCTTTTCCGCCTGCACTCATTCCGGGCGGTTTCGCATTCCTGTACTGGAAGTTTGTAGTATCTTTTCCAAAGTTAGGACGATTAGTTTCCTCGTTGGCTAGATTCTGACGGCCACCCATTGCACCACCACGAGCCATTCCGGGGGGCTTGGCATTTCTATATTGAAAGTTTGTAGTGTCTTTGCCAAAGTTAGGACGGTTGGTCTCTTCATTAGCTAGGTTTTGTCGGCCACCCATTGTTGCCTGACGACCCATATTCATTTTTTTCTTTTTCACAAAATCTTCTCCTTTAAATGCTTTTATCCTATCGACTGTAGAACCTCTTCTCATGTTCTTTTCAAACGCCTTAGATTTTCTATCAAACTCTTCTTCGGTTACTCGACCAAAAACAGTCTCAAGTAAAACAGGTTTTTCTTTTGTTTGTGGAGTCTTACGCGAACCTTTAAGGTTCTTACCTAAAGCTTTGGTCTCACGCTTTAGTCTCGCACGTTCTTCTTTCAATGTTTCATTGGGCATAACCTTTCTCCAAATTAAATATAGAACTCTCTACAGG